ACGTAGCTTCTCGACTCATCAACTATCACCTGCGTAAGCAAGTATATGGTGGACCAAACCCGTATGATCTGTTCACTCATGTGGTGAACGTGGTGTCCGATGGTTACTATGACCGTGAGCTTCTCAACTGGTACACCGATGAAGATTATAAAGAACTAAATTCATATCTAGTACACGATCGTGACTTTAATGTGCCTTACGCTGGCATGGAACAGTTTCGTGGCAAGTACCTAATTAGGAATCGTGTCACCAATAAATACTATGAGACACCACAGATGATCTATATGCTCATCCCAATGGTTCTCTTTCGTAATTATCCAAAAACTGAACGTCTCAAGTGGATTAAGGACTTTTATGATGCAACTTCCACATTTGAAATCTCTCTGCCGACTCCTATCATGGGCGGTCTACGCAGTCCACAAAAGCAATTTAGTAGTTGTGTGCTGGTTGACTCCGGTGATTCGTTAGATTCTATTAATGCCACAACATCTGCAATCGTAAAATACGTATCACAACGAGCCGGTATCGGTATTAACGGTGGTCGTATCCGTGCCATCGGGTCAGCCATTCGTAACGGTGACGCGACTCACACCGGTGTCATTCCTTTCTATAAGATGTTTCAGGCCGCTGTAAGGTCTTGCAGTCAGGGTGGTATTAGGAACGGCGCTGCTACCTTGTATTACCCAGCGTGGCACTACGAAGTAGAAGACATCCTAGTGCTAAAGAATAACAAGGGTACCGAGGATAATCGTATCCGGCACATGGATTACGCTATTCAGTTTAACAAATTAATGTATGAACGTTTGCTCAGTGGTGGTAATATTACATTATTTTCCCCGTCAGACGTCCCGGGACTATATGAAGCATTCTTTATTGATTATGACAAGTTCAAGGAACTTTATGAAGCTGCTGAACAAGATCCCGACATCCGTAAGAAGACTATTTCAGCTCTAACATTATTTACTTCATTTTTACAAGAACGTAAAGATACCGGTCGCATCTATCTCATGAACGTCGACCATGCTAATGATCGTGGTTCTTTTCGCAAAGAAGTAGCTCCTATTTATCAAAGCAATCTTTGTGTTGAGGTGTTACTGCCTACAAAACCACTGGATAACATCTTTGATGAAACATCTGAAATAAGTCTCTGTACTCTCGCGGCAATCAACTGGGGAAAGATTCGTGCTACTTCTGACTTTGAGCGTCTTGCTCGACTTGTTGTTCGGGCTCTTGATGAGCTTCTTGATTATCAAGATTATCCTGTTCTGGCAGCAAAAAACTCAACTATGGCACGCCGTCCTCTTGGCGTCGGTATTATTAATTTTGCTTACTGGCTCGCTAAAAATGATCTCACTTATTCTAATATTTCAGTAGATGGTCTAAAGAAGATTCATGAGTACGCAGAAGCATGGTCATATTATCTTATTAAAGCTTCTGCCGATCTAGCAAAAGAAAGAGGTGCTTGCTCAAAGTCACACGAGACTAAGTACTCGCTTGGTGTTTTACCAATTGATACATATAAGAAAAATGTTGACAGTTTGGCAGATCCGGATTATAAAATGGATTGGAATGCTCTACGTATTAAGTTAACTGAAACAGGCATTCGTAATTCTACACTAATGGCTCTTATGCCAGCAGAAACATCCGCTCAGATTAGTAATTCAACCAATGGTATTGAACCGGTTAGATCCTTAATTTCAATTAAACAAAGTAAGGATGGTGTACTTAAACAAGTAGTACCAGAGATTCGTAGACTCAAGAATAAGTATGATTTACTTTGGGAACAAAAATCTCCAGAGGGATATCTAAAAATTTGTGCGGTACTTCAAAAGTTTATTGACCAAGCTATTTCTGTAAATACATCATATAATCCAAAGAACTATCCTGATGAACAGATTCCGATGTCAGTACTGATCCGTGATGTTGTCCAATTCTATCAAATGGGTGGAAAAAATCTTTACTACTTCAATACGTTTGACGGAGCCGGTGAACTTGAAGTAATGCCAGAACTAGAACAGTCTAAGGTAGAAGACGAAACTTGCGATAGTTGTACAATATGATGCTTAGACTAGATCCGCCTTTACCCTTGGAAACACCTAAGGGTAAAGCTCTTGCTCACGTACTGATAGACTATGGAGTTGAGTATGATTTATTGTGGGTATGTTTTCAGGATGAGACAAAAGAGTGTTGGACTTGGTCTAACAAAGAAGTAAAAATACAATCAAACATTTCATTAGGAAGGCAATAATGACCTATAGTGTCTTTGACTCCGCTAATAAAAAAGATCATCTAAAAGCTAGACTATTCTTTGACGATGCACCTACTATCGCGCGATTTGATAAGCAAAAATATCCATTCTTAGAAAAGTTAACTAGAAGTTCCATGTCATTCTTCTGGGTTCCGGAAGAAGTTGAATTGCTGAAAGACTCTAAAGACTTTCGTGACTTAAACTCTCATGAACAACACATCTTTACTAGTAACCTAAAGCGTCAGATTTTGCTTGATTCTGTGCAGGGTCGAGCACCTACTGTCGCGTTTGGTCCTATCTGTTCTCTACCTGAACTAGAGAACTGGATTGTGGCCTGGACTTTTAGTGAGTCTGTTCATTCACGTTCATACACTCATATCATCCGGAATGTGTATTCAGACCCATCAAAGATACTTGACGAAATTCTTGATTTACAGGAAATTGTAGATTGTGCTAAGAATATCAGTAAGAATTATGATGAATTGATTGAACTAAACAATTTTAAACATGATGTTTTAAGCAATATTCACTATGATAGTGACCATTGTTATAGTCATAAACGAGCTCTATGGCTAGCACTCATGTCGGTAAATATCCTTGAGGGCATTCGTTTTTATGTTAGTTTTGCATGTTCGTGGGCGTTTGCAGAATTAAAGAAAATGGAGGGTAACGCTAAGATCATCAAACTGATCTGTCGTGACGAAAATCTACATCTAGCAGGTACACAACAACTACTCAAAATTTTACCTCAGGATGACCCGGATTTTGCAAAAATTAAAGAAAATACTAAGGACGAATGTATCAAAATGTTTGTTGATGCGGCAAACCAAGAAAAAGCATGGGCAAAATATCTATTTAAAAACGGATCAATGATTGGCTTAAATGAAGTTCTATTAAATGAATATGTAGAATGGATCACCAATAGACGACTTGTGGGTGTAGGGTTGCCAACTCAATACAAGACTGGTTCTAATCCTCTACCATGGACTACTAAATGGATCTCGGGAGGCGAAGTACAAGTCGCTCCCCAGGAAACCCAAATAAGTAGCTACATCATCGGGTCTGTAAAAAATGATGTATCAACAGACTCACTCAAGAGTTTAACACTATAGGAGAATAATTTATGGCTTGGAGTACTGGAGTAGAATTATTTGAAGAACTAGTAGCTATAATTGAGCGTCACGTTCATGACGAGCAAACTAAGACTAATATCTATTATGAAATGATTTCGACTTTTGAGGACTATGACGCTAGTGAACTAGAAAGTCTGATGGGTGTATCTGACACACTAGATAAAGTATTGATCGACGTGTATGACATCGAAGACCAACTACCCGATGACGAAGAAGAATTATGGGACGATGGTGGTAGAGAAAACTTCAGATAAGATGACATATAAGTATAGGGGAAAGGAGATTCCCCTATATGATATGGTCTTACAAGGGTGCAGATGTACCTAATGATTTGAGTGAATACATCGGGTTTGTTTACTTGATAACTAATTTAATTTCTAATAAGAAATACATTGGCAAAAAGTTATTAAAATTCAAGAAGACAAAGACGGTCAAGGGAAAGAAAAAAAAGAGCTTAGTCGAATCAGACTGGAGGACTTACTGGGGTTCTAATGATGAACTCAAAGAAGACGTAAAGCGACTCGGCGAAGCTAATTTTAAGAGAGAAGTATTGCTCTTTTGCAAGAGCAAGGGTGAGTTATCATACTTCGAGTTAAAAGAGCAAGTCCTAGCTGGAGTCCTAGAATCAGATGAGTACTACAACTCATGGATTATGGCTCGTGTGAGAAAAGATCACCTAAAAAAGGTTGACTTTTCTAAATAAGTAGATTATAGTGACAAAGGAGATAAATCATGCCATGGGCACACAAGAGTAGTAGCGGCA